ATTACTGGCAACAATATCCTGAACGCTGTTAATGGTATCAACATTGGGGCAAGCGCTACACATACAACTGCCGTAGCAAATCAATTTCCCGCTGGTGTTACGACACCCTTTAACAATGGTGGTAATTCCACCAATACGCATGTCTATTTTTCTCCACCTGTCACAGTTGCCAATCTCCCTATAGCTCCCTCCGAAGGAATGACTGTGCCCGTGACCAATAGCAACACAGTAACCTGGGGGGATACAATAGCAGGCGGTGGTGCAAATCATGTCCTCGCCTATTACAATGGAACGAATTGGACCGTGGCGGGGAAATGATCGCGTGAAAATAAGGCTCAGTCTTCTCGACGATGATCTATTGATTATCGCGCATGAAAATATCGGCTCGGACGTAAAACAGGCCGCCGTTGTTGTTTCTGGAGCCAGAACACCGATGGATGAAGAAGTGTTCAAAAGCCGATTTGACAACGCCTACGATGATCTCGTGAGAAACTTTCCAACAGTGCCAGTAGCGATCAAGGATTCCACCGCTTGGTACTGCCCCACCACTCCTAATCCTGTCATTAAGAAAAAGCGCGACAAGACCGTCCGCAAGCAGGGCAAAGCTAGATGATTGTTTCATGTGAAACAGGGCCATGGAATGGCTAAACGCAAACAGCTTTGGCACCCCGACGAAGTGCGCCAGCGCATCCAAGCCAGTCAGTTGATTAACCGATTGACTGACAATGCGCTTTCCACAACGCCTTTGATGGACGCAAGCCAAGTGGCTTCAGCCCGTATTCTGCTATCCAAAGTGCTGCCCGATCTATCACAAGCCGAGGTCAAGACCGAGACAACGGTGCGCTACGTCGCCCGCATCCCTGACAAGGCCACCACAGCGGATACATGGCAGCAGCAGCACGATCCGCACGCGACCACGCATTAGTCATCTGGGAAGCTCAACCAGGGCCACAAACTGCGCTAATCGCGTGCCCAATTTTCGAGGTGTTCGGGGGGGGGGCGCGTGGCGGGGGCAAGACAGACGGGGTGTTAGGCGACTTCATCGAGCATGGCGATGCCTACGGGGAACACGCCATCGGCTTGATGCTAAGACGCCAGCGGACGGAGTTGATCGAGACAATCGAGCGGTCTAGGCAAATCTACGGGCCGCTCAATTGGACGTACCACGAGCAGGACAAGATGTGGCGAGCGCCGAATGGGGCGCGCTTGCGGTTTGCGTATCTTGAGCGGGACAGCGATGCCGAGGCTTACCAAGGCCACAGTTATACGAGGATATATGTCGAGGAGATTGGCAACTTCCCATCGCCGACGCCTATCCTCCGGCTCATGGCAACGCTGCGCTCTGGTGCTGGCGTGCCTGTTGGCTTCCGCGCTACTGGGAATCCTGGTGGCCCAGGGCATCAATGGGTCAGATCGAGGTACATCGACCCAGCGCCACTTGGCTGGAAGATAATCAAGGACGAGCAGAGTGGGTTGGACCGCGTGTTCATCCCCTCGAAGGTTGGGGACAACAAATACCTGGGCGAACAGTACGTCCAGCAGCTCAAGGCATCAGGTAATCCACAGTTAGTCCGGGCATGGCTTGAGGGCGATTGGTCAGTTATAGAGGGGGCGTTCTTTCCTGAGTTCTCGGAGGCGCTGCATGTCATTCCACCATTCGCTATACCGGAGACTTGGCTTCGGTTCAGGTCGGCGGATTGGGGTAGTGCCAAGCCCTTCTCAATCGGCTGGTGGGCAGTCGTCGGGGATGACTTTCGGTATACAAGCGGTTCATCCTACCGTTTGTTACCGCGAGGGGCGTTGGTTCGTTATCGAGAATGGTATGGTGCGTCTAGTCCCAATGTCGGGATCAAGCTCCCTGCCGAAGACGTAGCGGACGGCATCGTGGCCAAAGAGCTATCCGAGCCGCGCGGACTAGACGGCAAGAACTTCATAAACTATGGCGTCATGGACCCGAGCGCCTTTGCCTCGGATGGCGGGCCGTCCATAGCCGAGCGGATGTTTCGCCGTGGCGTGATGTTTAGGAAGGCCGACAATGCGCGCGTTAGTCAACGCGGTGCAATGGGCGGCTGGGATCAACTGAGGGCTAGACTGATTGGGGATGGCGAGCGCCCGATGATTGCCTTCTTCTCAACGTGTACCGCGATCATCCGCACCTTGCCCGCCCTGCAGCACGACGCGAACAAGGCCGAGGATGTGGACACCGAATCCGAGGACCACGCACCGGATGAATGTCGTTATGCCTGCATGTCCAGGCCGTTCGTCAAGGAAATCCCCGTTACTCCAGCGCAGAAGATCATCAGCGTTGGGCCGTTGAACAACGTGACACTGGATGACCTTTGGGAAAACCAGCCCAAACCAATCCGCGAGAGGATTTGAAATGTCAGGCAAAGAGATTTCACAATATCCGTATGGGGCAATACCCATCACGGGAAACGGCGCGGGCACCACGGGTGCCGTGGTCGGGACTTTGGCGGCTGCGGCTGGCAGAACCACCTATATCTGCGGCTTCAACGTGTCGGCTATCGGCGGGACGGCGGTGGTTGGGCCGGTCACAGTGGCAGGCTTGGTCGGTAGTTCGATGGTGTTTCAGTTGAGTTCTCTCGCGGCTGGTGCGAATTTCAGTCAGGCTTTCGTGCCTGCCATCCCGGCGAGCGCGGCTAACACGGCCATCACCATCACGACCACGGGGGATGGCTCGGCATCGGCGGTTGATGTCAATTCCTGGGGCTATCAACTCTGATGGCTCGCAAGCCCGCCGAGACAAATGAACAAAAGCTGGCCTCGTTCTGGAAAACCCAGATCAACCTTTGCGACAAGGAAAATCGCAAATGGGTGAAGCGCGGGGAGAAGATTTGCAAGCAGTACCGCTCCGAGTATGGCGAGGACCGGCGCGACATGCGCCAGTTTGCCTTGTTCTGGGCGAACGTGGAAACGCTCAAGCCCGTGGTCTATGCCAAGACGCCGGTGCCGATCTGCGAGCGGCGGTTTCTCGATAAGGATACCACGGGCCGGGTAGCGGCCACGATCCTAGAGCGTGCGCTGAGATACGAAGTAGCGATGTCGGGGTTTGATCGCTCCGTCCGCATGTGCCGCGATGATTGGTTGCTTCCGGGCCGGGGCCAAGTCTGGATCAGGTACAATCCGAAGTTCGAGGAGCCTATCTCGCCCAAACAGAATGCCGACGATGAAATTATTTCCGAGGGCAGCGGCGAGGTAATGGATGAACGGGAGAATTTGAACGCCGAGGCCGAACAGCAGAAGATGCTTTCGGAATCGCTCTGTGTCGATTACCTGCACTGGAAGGACTATTATACCTTCCCCAGCACCGCCCGCACCGAGGATGAAATCGAGGGCAAGGGACGCCGTGTCCTGATGTCCAGGACCGATCTGATCGAGGCATTCGGAGAGAAACAAGGCAACAAAATCCCGCTCGATTATGTGCCCAAGACCGAAGGCAAGGACCGAGCGCAGACTGTCTCGGGCCAGCAAGGATTGCAGGCCGAGATATATGAGATTTGGTGGAAGCCTGAGCGGAAGGTCTATTTCGTCTCGAAGTCCTATGACGAGATTTGCAAGGAAGTTGACGATCCATTGAAGCTTGAGGGCTTCTTCCCGTGTCCCCCGCCGCTTGTCGCCACCATGACCAGCGATACGGTACTTCCCGTGGCTGATTTCATCGAAAGTCAGGACCAGTATATCCAGATCAACGATCTGACCCGGCGCATTGATATTCTGACGGGAGCTTGCAAGGTCGTCGGTGTCTATAACTCGGCGGCGCAAAGCCTGAAACGACTGTTTGAGGAAGCACAGGAACCCAATCTTATCCCGGTCGATAGCTGGGCGATGTTTGCTGAGAGTGGGGGACTGAAAGGTTCGATTGATTGGGTGCCGATCGAGTCGATTGCCAAAACATTGCAATTGCTGATCGAGGTACGTTCCAAGATCATGGAGGATTTGGACCGTACTACTGGAATAGCCGACATCATGCGCGGCACGACCGACGCGCGCGAGACAATGGGAGCCCAACGCCTCAAGTCCAATAACTCGATGAACCGGGTGCAGGACAAGCAGGACACCATGGCGCGGTTCTGCCGGGACATCATCAACATCATGGGAGAGATTATCTCCGAGCACTATTCGCCGGAAACGCTCTTGCAAGTCTCTGGCGCGATGTACGACGAAGGACTTGACCCGCCCGCTCCGCCTCCGCCGCCTATGCCAACGGCTCAACCTCAACCGGCCATGCCTCAGCAACAGCCACAACCTGTGCCTCAAGTCGCATGACGACCTATGTTCTCCGCAATGGTCAATTGATTGAGAAGCATTTGGCCGAGCCGTTGCACAGCCAAAGCAATGCGCCTCATGTGATTTCCGACACGATGGAGCCGCTAAAGCACATGGGAACGGGGCGAATGATTGATAGTAAGGCCAAATTCCGCGCCGATACGAGGGCGAGCGGTTGCATCGAGATCGGCAATGAGCCGGTTAGGCCGCGTTCTTCTATCCGGTTGAACAAGCGCCAGCGTGTCGAGTCGATCCAGCGCGCCATCTATGAGTTGAGAAACCGCTGATGGACGCGATGGTAAATCCCATGATGGGTGGTGCTCCGGAACCGCCGCCATCGCCGGAACAGGCCAAACAGCAAAAGCGTATGATAATGGCGCTGAACGCCATTGCGCTATTGCGTCAGGACAAGGTTCGTGGATTTCGGATCGACATCGAGACGGATTCGACAATCTCCGGTAATGCCGAGGCTGAGAAGGAAGCGCGGGTTAATTTCATCGCGGCGGTGACCAAGTTTGTCGAGACTTCCGCGCAAGTCACTCAGATGGTCCCTGAATATGCACCGCTGGCGGCCAAGATGCTGCAATTCGGGGTAAGAGGTTTCCGCGTGGGCCGGGATTTGGAAAGTGCAATCGAGGACTTTGCCGAGAAGGCCGAGCAGCACGCCAAGAATATGATGGGCCAGCCCAAGCCGCCCAGCCCGGAGGAAACCAAGGCCAAGACCGAGGAGACAAAGGCCCAGAGCGAGATTCTGCGTCAGCAAATCGAGAACCAGGGCGAGCAGGCCAATGCCCGGATGGATTTCCAATCCAAACAATTGGATTTTCAGATGAAGCAGATTGAGCTGGAGATTCAGAAGCTCAGAACCCGTGCCGAAGTAGGCAAGATCGAGCATGAGCGTGGAAGCATTGATCGCGAGCATCAGATCGCCACGCAGAAACATACCCAGGAGATGGAAAAAATGGGCATGGAGCGCGACAGGATGAACTTTGAACACAAGAGCGCGATGGACGAAATGGCGATGAAATCATTGTCCAGCGGCGGTGTTGATGCGGTGAAGTCACTGCACGAAGTTGCCCAGAACATCATGAAGGCCGCCGAAGCCATTCATCATTCCGTCGAGAAAATGCACATGCCGAAGCGCATCGTGCGCGATCCCAAGACCGGCTTGGCGATGGGTTTGGAAGTTGTGAAGCATTAGAATGGCATTCCTCTGTCCCTGCTGCGGCCATGAGACGGGGAAACTCGATCCAGAATATGCGGTGAACTCGCTTCGTCTTCGCGGTGACCGCAAGCGTATGGCGGATTATTTGCTCTGGCATTTCGGCAAGTTCGTGCATTACGAATTGCTTGCGAATTATATCTTCGCGCCGAGGGTGGATGGTGGTCCGCTGATTACACGCGAGCGCGTTACCATGATGAAATGCCAGATGGCTCCGCTGTTTAAGAGCGTAGGGCTGGTGCTTGAGGGAGCGATAGCCACCGGATACCGGGTTAGTTATTTCCCGAAACAGCCTCGGGTTGATTATTATTCTCAAAAGCGGCCTGGAACTCGAAGCACGTTCGAGGTCCGTGCATAAATGGCCGCTCAGATCAAAGTCTATTACACAGGATCGCCCGACCATATCGCGGACGCGGGGACGTGGACACAACCCGCTGGTGCGGTCGGAATCCGCCTTATCATGATTGGGGCAGGTGGCGGGGGTGGCGGGGGCGATAAAGCAGCAAGTGGCGCGGCGGTTTCAGGCGGTGGCGGCGGCGGAGGTGGTGCGAGACTAGAAGCCGAGTTTCTTCCCGGCGATTTGGGATCGAGCGAAGCCTACACGATTGGCGCTGCGGGAACTGGCGGTAATGCCGGGACCGGATCGGGCGGTAGCACTGGAACTGCAGGCGGCAACTGTACATTCGGCGGTTCGACCGTAGCGGTTCAAACCGCGTATGGCGGTGGTCGTGGGGCGGGTGGCGCTGGTGGTGCTGCGGCGGGCGGAGGAGGCGGCGCTGGCCTCGCTGGCGCTGGCGGCGACGCAACGACATCCAATGGTGGCGCGGGGGCTAACGGGGGCGTTGCTGGCGGAGCGGCAAATACTGGCGCGGGAGGCAGCGGCGGACAATTATCGGCGGCTTCCGGCACTGCTACTCTTACCGGATTTCAAAGTGTTTTGGGTGGTGCGGGAGGCGGTGTTGGAAATGGCAAAACTACAGGGGATGGTTATGGCAATGGAGGGCCGGGAGGACAAGCGGGGCTGAATTGCCCCGGTGGTTCTGCGGGCATCACGGCGACTTCCATAGCCGCAGGCAATGGCGCGAATGGCGATCTGGGCCGTGCCGGTTCTGGCGGGGGTGGTGGTTTCTCTCACGCGACAACGGCGGGTGCAGGCGGAATTGGCGGATTCCCCGGCGCGGGCGGAGGTGGTGGCGGCGGGAGCATCACAGCCGGAACAGCAGCAGCGGGCGGCAATGGCGGCGCTGGAATTGTGATCGTAATTACAGACTTCGGTGGTCTGTAATGGCGATTATCGACATCCAGAAATATACGACCGGCACGGCGCAGTCGTGGTCAAAACCGGCGGGCGCGATCTTCGTCCGGCTGATCTTGATTGGCGGTGGTGGACCGGGAGGGGGTGGTGCAACTGACACTTCGGCCTCGACTGCATCAGGCGCGGGCGGTGGAGGCGGTGGCATCTGCATCGACCGCACATTCGCCGCGAGCGAGTTTGCTACGTCTGAAACTTATACGGTCGGCGCGCAGGTCAATGGTGGTGCTGGCTCGTCGGGAACGAGCGTTGATGGCACGGACGGCGCTGCGGGCAACAACACCACATTCACGGTCAACGGCACGACGTTCACGGCTTATGGTGGTGGCGGTGGTGAAGGTGGCAAGGTTGCCAACGCTTCGACGGGCGGAGGCGGTGGGGCTGGTCTAGGAGGAAAGGGTGGCAACGGAACGGCTGGCGTCGCCGGTGCCGCTGGCGCAAATGGCGGTGTAATTGGCGGGCTTGGCGCGGTCGGCACGGCGAATACTGGATTGTTCGGCGGCGGCTCCGGTGCGGGAGGTGTTGCCAGCAACACAACCGGTCCGGTCGGCGGCAATGCCGTGCGCGGTGGTGCTGGCGGCGGCGCAGGTTGCGGCAAGGGTAACGGTGTTTATGGCTCAGGCGGCTCAGGCGGCCAATCCCGCGACCAGCCCGTCAAGACACACGGTGCGAATGCTGGGGCACCGGGCTTCGGCTATCCCGGAGGCGGCGGTGCAGGCGGCGACAGCAGCGCGACGGTCCCGACCGCTGGCGGCGACGGAGGCATACCCGGCGGCGGTGGCGGCGGTGGAGGCGCAACGGTCAACACCGTAACCGCAGGCTCGGGTGGCAAAGGTGCGCGCGGCGAGATTTGGGTGATTACCTACGGCGATCCTTCCGCGAGTAGCGGCGGCGGCATCCGCCTCGCCGGGCACGGAGGGCTTGCGTCATGAGCTACCTCGGAGACATTGCCGCAGCACAAGTCCTGTATTTCCATTTCACGACGCGGCAGTTTTCGACGGGCGCTCCGATTACTTCTGCTTCGCTCGCGATCAGTGTTTACAAGGATGACAGCACGACGCAAAGCACCGCGGGCATCACCACGACATTCACCAGCGGATTTGACAGTGTTGCTGGTCTAGTGAGCGTCAAGATAGACACTTCCGCAGATGGGACTTTCTACGCGGCAGGGCATGATTTCAGCGTCGTTATCACCACAGGCACGGCGGACAGCGTTTCGATTGTTGGCGAAGTGGTGGGCTATTTCTCGATTGCGAACCGCTCCGCATTGCGCCCCACAACCGCGGGACGGACGCTCGATGTTAGTGCAGGCGGGGAGGCGGGGGTTGATTGGGCCAATGTCGGCAGCCCGACTACATCGCTGGCTCTGACCGGCACGACCATCGCCACGACGCAGCAGGTTGACGTTAACACCATCAAGACCAACCCAGTCGTTAATGCCGGGACGGTTACATTCCCGACCGATGCGACATTGGCGAGCACGACCAACATCACTTCTGCAACGGGCATCACGGTTTCGACCAATAGCGATAAGACCGGGTATGCGCTGACAGCGGCTTACGATCCAGCCAAGACAGCCGCCCAGGCTGGTGATGCCATGACACTGACTGCGGCCTATGACTTCGGCAAGGGCACGGTCGCAATGACCGAGAGTTATGCCGCGAACGGTATCGCTCCAACACCAATCCAAGCGATCTACGCTATTCAACAAATGCTGATGGACTTCTCGATCTCCAGCACAAGCTACACCGTCAAGAAATTGAACAACTCCACCACGGCTTTTGTTGTCACTCTTAACGACGCAACCAACCCGACCGCCGCCGCTCGTACATGATTATAGTAACCAGGGGATTTGGCTCCGGTG